CTTTTCGAGAGGAGGACTTTATTCCAAAGGTAATTAAGGATCGAGCTGCATTAAAAAAGATGAAGTTTCCAATTATTGGTGTTTCTGGAGAAGATGAGGAAGAATTTAAAACATACGGTCACTTTAAAAAGTCAGAAAAGTTCTTTGATCATTTTAAAGAGAAACTAACCCCTACTTCTAGATTTGAAATCTTGACAGTCGACGGGAAACCTATCCATGCTCAAAAGAAGATAAATAATACTTCATTTGATATTGAATTGAATCGATGGAAACACTTAGGTGAAGCTGAGTCAATTTGTAAAAAGATTCATTCTAAGTATTCTCCCGAGTTCTATGTAGTTACTGTGCTTGAGTGTAATAATAAACTCTATCTTGATTCTATTACTAGAAATATAAATCTTACTCCATCACAAGGTGTAAAGCTATATGAATCAGCATATCGAAAATATTATGAAACTGATCTTCCTTCATGGTTTAGAAAAAAGACTTTTGATGACCATGTGAAACCATACTACGTTAAGAAGTATTATGATTCACTATTATTTAAACCTACTGGTGTGATCGATTATAAAAAATATTTAGATTAATGCTTATAATTAAGTGTAAAGATAAGCGTATCGAGTGGGTACTTAAGGCATATCGCCAAAAGGTCGATAAGACTCGACAATTGGATGAAATTAAATCTAGGAAAGAATTTGAGAAGCCTAGCGTTAAGAAGAGAAGAGTTAAACAACGAGCTCAATATAAATCTAAACAGAACGATGTTAAATTTTAATGATTTCTTAAATGAGAGATGGGGAGAAGACGTTCAGATAAAGGACCGTCGTGCCGCTGGAGTCGCCGTGATTTGGAATAATAAAATACTTCTAATTCACCCAACTAACTCATCATGGAAAAAATCCACATGTGGAATACCTAAAGGTAAACTTGAACCAGGAGAAGACCCATTTACTGGAGCTCTTAGAGAACTAGAAGAAGAGACGGGCATAGCATTAAGCTCTTCTCAAATAGATCCTGAACCTCACAAAGTAGATTTTTATAATAATAAGAACGAAGTTGACGGGCACCTAATATATTTTATTTGCAAGATAGTGGACCTTTCTGAAATAGGCTTAGAATCAGATAGACTGTCTAAGGGCCAACTACAATTAGAAGAAGTAGATTGGGGAAAATTCGTCAGTGCTGAAGAAGCATACCCGATTATCACTAGAAGTCAGATGATCATATTAGATAGACACCTTAACCTAAATAAATAACTAAAATACTTTTATTTTTGTGAGTTTACTTGATTTTAATAAATGGCATATTTTAAACGAATCTGTTGCATTCGATAAGAGTGCAAACTACCCAGATAAGACATTTGGTTATGCGGTAGGATCAGTTGATACGACAAAGGTTTTTCCAGGTGGAGCGAATGGCGATTGGGGCGGTAGCATGCAAAGAGCACTATGGTTTGCTAGAATCGCAGATGATTGGGCCATGGCAAATGGAAAAAATCGAAGTCTTATTAGTTCTCAAAAAAGATCTAGGGTATTGACTGCCTCTGGAAATACTTCAGATCACTATAAAGGAAATAATAATGCATATGCAGTAGATATAGCTATTGCTGGTGCTGAAGGAGATGCACTATTGGCGTATATTATGGAAAAGTTTGGGCATCCTGAATATAAAGGAGGTTCCTGGTTTAATATTACAATTGATGGATATCGATATCAAGTAGGCTGGAAAGTAAAAAACCATTTTGACCATATTCACGTTGGAGTAAAGAGAACAGTTGGCGAAAGAATAGAGTCGACTATTAATAATGTGAAGGAGACGTTGGGCGCAAAACTAGTAAGAAATCCAAAGGTTGCTGAATGGTTAAAGAAAAACGTGCCTAATCCTGTGACTGGTGAGAAATTAGATGGACTTTTAAAGTCTGATCCTACAAAATTTCAATGGTTTAAGAAGACATTTAACTTAAATGATGCTGGTGATCCAATTAATTCATCAAATAATAGTTCAAGTAGCCTAAATACGACAAAGATCAAGTCTAATTATACTGGCGAAAAGGCTACAAACATTGATCTACTAGTTAATGAGATTGTTTCTCGAGGAATCACAAATAAGTACGCAATAATCGGTATGTTATCCACAATAGGTAAAGAGAGTGGATTTATTCCTAAAAATGAAGTGCCATACGATAAAACAGATAATAAAAGAATCCGAAAAATCTTTGGGTCTCGAGTAAAAGGATTAAGTGACGATGAGCTCAATGCTTTAAAAACAAATACTGTTAAGTTTTGGGATAGAGTATATGGATCTGATGATCCTACTGGAAGATCACAACAATACGGAAATACTAATCCTGGAGACGGATCAAAGTATCTCGGTAGAGGGTTTAATGGAATTACATTCAAACATAACTATAAAAAATATAGTGATGCCGTTGGAATGGATCTAGTTTCTAACCCTGAATCACTAAATGATCCAAAAATTGCAGCAAAAGCTGCAGTTTCATTTCTATTGAATGGATTAAAAACAAAAGGACTTGATCCAAATAGCTTTACTAATAAACGTGATGCAGTTCATGCCTTTGTACAAGTAAATGCGGGATTGGGTTCAAATATCGAAGGTTCTGAGACACTTGCCAATGCAATTAAGGTATCTGATAATTTTGACGCCGCTTAAAACCTTGATAAAGTTGTTTAGTTTAATACTCTAAAATATTAAACATATGTCTGAAGAAAAAACAACAATCGAAGAACAAGAAGTATTAATTGAAGATACTCAATCTGAAACTATGCCAGAATCTGACGGAGTAGTGGAAGAACCTCAAGCCGAACTTAGTGAATTAGATAAAGCAGTTCAAGCTAGAATGGGCCATTTTGCAATCAATATTTCTCCAGCTGACTTGAAATACGTTAAGAATTTGTTAAATAACAAGATCGAATGGAAAGGTCCAAATGAAGCGTACCTAATGTTGATGGCTCTTCTTTCTATTTCTAGTGAACTTAAGGAGAGAGACTCATCATCAAATGAAAGAGTACAAGTACAATTACCTTCTACCACTCTTGAATCAATTAACTTCTTCTTAAACAGAGTTACAGGAAAAGGTGAAGAATCTGCGCATAGATTATTTGCAGTATCAATGTTACTTAGACCAGCAATGGAAGAAATCAAAAAACTTGACGAACTTATCGAAAAGTTACAATCTGAGGAAAAATAAATCTATACTTAGATAAATAATAAAAAAGTTTATTAAAGATGAAAGTAAAGAACTTTGCAGGATTTATGAAAACTCGCAAACTGAATGAAAACGATAACTGGGAAAATTCAGAAGAAGGATACGGTGACGAGTACGCTGACGATTCTGAGGCAGGATTTTATGGAGCTAATCCAGAAGACGATGAGGATGCAGACGCTGATGCAAATGCAGAAGAAGGAGCAGACGAGGAATTGACTCTAGAAGACCTTAAAGCTATGATCGATGATCTTACTGAGAGAGTTAAAAAACTTGAACCAGAAGAGGAAGGTGAAGAAGGAGCTGACGAAGGTGAAGAGCCAGCGGAAGGTGATGAAGGAGCAGCTGAAGGAGAAGCTAAACCTGAAGTATAATTCATAATCCACTAAATTAAGAAACTAAAGCGAATGGAAACATTCGCTTTTTTATTTTTGATAAATAATAAAAAATCTTCAGATGAAAATAAAAGATTTTTCTACATTCGTCTCTCATAAAATTAATGAAAATTCAGACCTTGATTGGAGTGATAAAAATTGGGGCGAAGCTGGCATAGATGGGGAAAATCCTCCAAATTCAGGGTTAGAAGGAACTAGTGCAGAACCGATGGATTATACTGCTGGCGACTATGGTGAGACCAGCGAAGAGGACGTTATACTAGACGATGAAATCAAATCAACTGGAGATGGGCTAGACCTAGAAAATATTAAAGCTTTAATAACTGATTTGAGCGAAAGAATCAGTAAAATAGAAAAATCTAAGAAATGAGCCAGTTCATAAGACATACATCGATTCCTTTATTTGAAGAATATTGTCGAAAGCATGATATCGACGGTAAAGAGATAGAAGCTGAAATCTCGGGAGTTCCCCTCAATCTTATTGTTGCTTCTACTCAAAAGAGTCAAGCTGAGGGATATAGTGGAGAAAAAGAGGAGCCTAGTGGAAATAATGGTATGCTTTTTATATATGACGAAGATCAACCTTTATCTTTTTGGATGAAGGGTGTAAAATTTGGACTTGATATCATTTTCTTTGATAACGCGATGCAATATATCGATCATCATACTATGCGACCTGGCCATGAAGTAGAAGAGAAAAATCTTCCTAAATATCATTCTAAGAAACCTGCAAGATTTGCAGTGGAACTTCCTTCAGGGTGGTGTGAAAAAAACATGAATTCTGATTGTAAACTTTCCTTTTAATTTAGTATTTTAACTAAAAGGAAAAACTATGCGCCATACGGAAGACTTTCGAGAACTTCGAGAATTTGTTAATGAGATGAATTCGTCAAACTCTACTAACCACAAAGTAGACGTTCTCACTAAATATCAATATCATCCATTTATTAAGAAGATCCTATTCTACACATATCATCCGTACTGGAACTTTGGTGTGACTTCTGCAAATCTTAAAAAACGAGCAGATCTTATTGCTTCAGCTGAAGTATATGATGACATATTCCTAATGCTTGATGATTTTAATGAGAGACACATGACTGGTCACTCTGCGATCGAAGCAATC